CGGTGGATGCAAAGAGGCCATGAAAAGGAACCGTTCGCACGAGAGAATTACGAACTGCAATCTTTTAACTCTGTTGAAGATGCGGGTTTTTATGAGTTCAATGAGTTTGTAGGGGCCAGTCCCGATGCAAAGATAATCGGGGCAAATGCGGGGTGCGAGTTCAAGTGTCCTTCGTTCCAGGTCTATAACGAATATTTACAGACTCAAAAGATTCCGACATCTTATTACTGGCAGATTCACGGTCAGTTGCTTTGCACCGGATGGGACTATATCGACTATATGCCGTATTCCTCTCCGAAGCTAAAGCAGATACTTATTCGTATCGAACGCGATCCGCTTGCGTTGGAGAGATTAGAGGCGCAACTTGACAAGTGTATTAATGAGGCAAAACAATTAATAGAGAGGATAAGGCAATGAGTGTTAATAAAGCAACTTTGATTGGCCGGGTAGGCAAAGACCCGGAGGTAAAACAGATAACCGGCGGTGCTGTGGCTAAGTTCACAATCGCCACATCTGAAAGCTACAAGAACAAGGCCGGCGAAAAGGTCGAGCAAACCGAGTGGCACAACTGCGTGGTGTTCGGCAAGCTGTGCGACGTCATTGAAAAGTACGTCAAGAAGGGAGACCTTCTGTATGTCGAGGGCAAAATTATTCATGGCAGCTACGAAGACAAAGACGGCAATAAGCGGTACACGACCGACATTAAAGTAAATGAGATGAAGATGCTCGGCGGTAAGAAAGAGAAATCAGAACCGGCCGGTAATGATTTTACCGATTCCGCTAAGGTCGACGAAAACTTTGGCCGCACGACTGCGCCTGACGAAGAACCTCCGTTTGAATGAAAGAGGCAATTCATAACGACTTCGATAGAGACAGGGTTATCGGCATAATCCGCAGACTGGACCTGTCGAAGCCCTATACGGTTGAGATTCGACTACGAAAGGGCCGGAGGACCTTGGATCAAAACGCCCTTTTGTGGTTGTGGCTAACCTGTGTTTCGCAGGAAACCGGGAACGACAAAGATGCGCTGCACGAATATTTTAAGCAGAAGTTTTTGCAGCCCGAAGCGGTAAATGTCGGAGGTGATGAAATGAATCATTACTCGACCCGCAAACTCACAACGGCGCAATTCAAAGAGTACCTCGACAAGATTCAGGTATTCGCAT